CAGTATTCTTTGCTGTGCAATGAAATACATTTGGGAAAACTTCAATATCATAGACATATACTGTTTTTCCTCTTATCTTCATAGCGTATAAATTTAGTGGAGTGTATGGGAATCGAACCCATGATGCCGATTGGTTGCAGCACTATAAATAGTGTATTAGAGTCTCTCTAATATTCCTCCCTGTACCCTGCGCTTGCCTACTAGCTGAACACCCCTTGAGGCAGGATTCTTTATAGACTATCCTGCTAAAAGTCTGTCGCTCTACGCTGCTTGCTTTATCTCTGGCAAATGTTTAGCAAAGCATTTCTTTTCTAAAGTTGCTCTATCTACTATCGTAATAGACTCGTAGTTACTATATTTATCGGATAACTTTGTATTCAATTTAGTAACTACTTCAGTAAGTTGTTCAATAGGTAGATTAGAGTAGCTTGTCTTAAACTCTTTATCGTCTGTAGTAGCTATAACTACTTTATACGGTCTTTGTTCTAAATACTGTAGCTTCTTAGACATCTTGAACTCTGCAAGTTGTTTAGCTACTTTCTTAATTTTCTCTTCATGAGCGGCTTTATAAGCTTGTTGTTTAGCAATACGTTCTGCTTTATTGCTACCATATAGATTCTGTACCAGTTCTTTATGGTAACCAGAATAAGGACGTTCTTCTAATAACTGTTTTTTATCCTTCTTATCAGACACCTGTATAGGTTTCTTAGGAATACTAGCTATACCTTTTTTAGCTTCATGATACTCCTTTCGTGCATTAGTAGCTTCAGGAGTCCACTTATAAGTATATACTTCTCTACTTACTATCTTATCGTGACGACGAGTAGTTACAAATTCCTTTGTCATAGGCTTAATGTTTTCTGACAAAGATATTCCTTTACTACACATAGCTTTATAATCTGAGGACTTAGTTAATCCATAACGTTTCTGTAAGTTTTGCTGGTATTTAGCATTTTTCTTATTTCTAGTATCTTGATTCATAACAATTGATTTTAATAGTTAAAAACTAAAGGAAGCTAAATAGGTTAATATTTTAAGATTTCCCGTACGTACTCTCCCTATCGCTTCCTTGTTATATTTTAAGCAGCTAAGCACATTGGAGCAGCAGAATCATCAAATTCTGTTTCTTCATTGAACTTAGTAAGTTTCTCTTTTAATTTCAGAATCTCTAAATCGAGTTCTTTTATTCGTGCTTTAACCCAGTTTGAAGTTAAAACTTCAGTCTTATTCAGAGCTTTTTTACCTTTCTTAGACTTAAGAACAGGGTTCAAAGTTCGTATACGACTTAGATGTACTTTCATTTCTTGCAATTCACATAGCTTAAATACATCCAATTGATTACAATCAGCTGGCAAATCACTAAATTTCTTTATACCCATGTTGATACATAGTATCTTTAATTTAACAATTACTCGATCATCTGTAAGACCTTTAATTGTATTATAAAGTTCTTTCAAATCGTAAGTACGCTGATAATTACGATTTACTACATTCTCAATAGAAATAATATTCCAATACTTAGTAATATCTGCTGATAGTTTATCACGCTGTTCAATAAATTTATTTGCTTTCATATATACTTGATTTTAATAATTTGACAATTAGTTAATTACATAGTATATTAGAAAGTCTACCTGTGTAGTTAATAGACCGATCAAAGTCTAATAACTTAAAATATCAGCTATCTTCACAGACCGCTGATATGAATAACAATAAAATTAAGAAATAAGACAGACAAGATCAAAGAGTTAGCGCCTCTGTCACATCTCGATACGGCATCCGATTCTTCTTCTCTCGGCTTTCCAACACTTAGTTACCTTAGTAACATTATCAGAGGCAAGTAAGTAAGAGTATATACGAACCCAACCAAATGTATATACTCTTACTGATTTTATGTTGATTTTCAATTATTTTCTACTCAATACGAACCCAACCAAATGTATATATTCGATTATAAATCTCCTTCAACATGTAAACTGACAGGTATTCTTTCATACCCAAAATCTATGCAAGCATTTGCTACCCCAACCATTTTGCGTCGCTTGCTGTTGTTACCCATATTTTTATCAAAGCCTGGGTCATCTTTTGTAATATCATAGGTCAATTTCAATGGACTGTTTTCATCAAGTAATGTACAGTAATACAATAATAACTCGATTACTTTTTCTTTTTCATCTTTCTTAAGTACTTTATCAATTGCTTCTGTCAGAAACCCAACCAAACCTGACTTATCACAATTGTTACTTTCTACACCTGTGATGATAAAAGCTATTCTTTGTACTAAACTAAAAAAGTCTATTACATAATAGGAATTAAACCACTTATTTACCCAACCATATTTGTGGCGTCCTATTAATACTGTTCCATCATATCCAACTTTAATTGTTTTGCTCCCATCCATTAGCAAATTATTTTGAATACGAGGATCAGACATAATTAGCTGTAACATCTGCAAGTGATATGAATCTATTGGCTTTTTATTTGTTGCCATAGCTTTATGTACTTAAGATTAATTACTCGTCAATGCTCTTGTAGTAAGCAGTAGTGTCGTCCTTAGTAATCTTATTGATTTGTTCTAGAGAAGCTCCCTGATTTGCCAATTCATCAATAAAATTGTTAAGATCAGTCAAATTACTCTGATTCAACTGAGTGACAACTTCTGTTACCATCTTAACATTCCAGAACGGAGACCGTTCTCCAGTTGCTTCAAACTTCAAGATAGCATCTTGAACATCTTTCGGACCAGCTTTCAATACGATATCTACATCTGCCCGTAAATCAAACTGCAACTTTTCGTCATTATTAAACATAATAACAATCTTACCATTTGCAGTCCGCACGATATCTACGTTGAACAAATCAACAGTTTCAATCATATACTTCTTCATCGGATTTGCAAGTACAAGACCCGGCATATCACCAGCTAGTTTCTTCTTGTAATTCAAATCCAAATAATCACTTACGGGGATTGCCAACCGCCGACCAACTAAAGCACGGCTAAACGCAATTACTTTAGTACGTAACTGAGTAATTTCTTGCTGAGTAAAACCTTCTGGATTTTTGAACACGCTTTCATATTTTGTTGTTTCCATAATTTCTCCTTTCTTGATTCCGTGGTTGATTCCACCTACGGAGTAAGTTAATACTAAGTTAATTTAAAAAGTAAGCTATAGAGTTCTTTTATCTAAGTGGAATAGCATCTAATATCTATTCGTTTATTAAAAACTTAAAAACCACTTCTTGTATTCAAACAGTAAAACTCTATAACGAAATTCTGCTAAGATTTGATAAGTAATCTGAAAAAACTATAAGATAAGCTTTCGTATTATTAACATTACTACTAGAACGTGATGTTATTACTTCACTCGGCATTCCCCGTAGGACTTTACTCATGAGACAGATGAGTCAGCCGTTCTTCATAAAATTATCAATACTAAACTATGAAAAGATATGTAATTCGACATCTGAAAATCGAATGCTATGCTAGTTAATACCTAAAAAGATACAACGGGACTCCAACGGTAGGAGATTTATACCCATCAAATAACATTATAACTGAAATTATCTGAAAATCGAATGCTATGCTAGTTTCTGATTGTTTAAAGAGCCTAACAGTAACTATAACGTGCTCTTTTTCCTGTTATAGTAAGGAGTACTGTATATGATTCATAACCTCAACTGTTACTTCACTGTCGATAATACTTCTACCGAATTTTATTTTGAGCTGTTTATGTTTCAAAACACCCACTCTATAGCCTAATAGTTTATTCTAAGGCTGCGTGTACTTACGACTTTGTTCTTATTCTGCACATAACTTTAGGATTTCCACCTATCATCCTTTAATGTAAGGAATCAGCGTCACTTTACATATATTGTTGCGCAATATACTTTAAATGTTTCAAATGTCAGCAATTATATTGTACAGTCGAGGGTGGCTCGGATTTACTTTCGTCTTCTTATCACTACTCGTCCTAAAACCTACCATTGAACTTCCTCATTAGTTAAATTAAACATGTTTATTCTCTCGTGAATAGAGACTTCCTAAATAGATTTACATTCTGTCACTTCCCGTTAAGACTACTATTTAGTGCAATGCACAGATTTTTCTCCGGTCTGCTTCGTGTCCGTCTCTTAATGTGTCTGCTTCTCTTCAACCTAGGAGTAGGGCGATGCTCACTTTCACATATACTCTTAAGGATAGAGTATCTTACCTTGTGCAAATTTGATAAAACTCCAGTTATGCTTCTGGATAAAATTATTTAGTACTTCTAAGCTTTATGTCTTCCGCTTAGTATTGAAATAGTGTTATTGCGCACTTCATCCGCTAGTTATCTTTATGTTCCTGTTGCAAAGCACTCTAGGTTTATACTCAGATAAGATAACAACTGAGTTTATTATAATACTACTTGAATTCACATACTCCTTATTTCCTAAAGAGGTCCGTTGCAGGATTCCTTATTTATTAATATTGGATCATTGCTACTCAGCCAATAGGCACACAATCTACTACTCACTTTGTCACTCTATCCCTCTATACTGGAGTGTATAGTAATACAAGCTTAGGATTAGCTATGTACTGATTAACATAACATTGTGCATAGGCTTTACGCCTAATCCAGGTAATCTATCAATATTTTTTCAATAAGTAGTGCTATAATATTATAATTAAGTACCTTCATATATACTATCTCTAAACTTATTAAGTTACAATATAACTGTTTAGATAAGTATAGAACACTATACTGACATTTTTATATAGTCTATGCTATAAAGGGGAGTTTGGAGCTACCCTAGAGCGATATATGCTCGATAATGTTCAGTACGTAGTCTTGGACACTACGATTTGTTGGGCATCATCGTGTTTATTACTCCTTCTTGATTCAAACTATGATAAGTCTGCGAGTAACTTAAGAGGATTTCGTTCCCCTTGTACTGTTTAATTTTGTAGACTGCTCTCTACTAATTGCGTCTTCTGTTTCTGTCTCCAGTCGGTTCTCACCAAAAACAAGAGGGTTGTACACGCTCTCCCTCTATCTTATTGCCTCTTCAGTTTATAGATAGTATATAAACACAATAAGTTATTATACTTTCAGTAATAGCCTATAGTTGTAGCTATACTCTATTCCTACTAATATTCTGTACTATCTTAATTTTAAGAAAGCAATCTAACCATTTACTTTCTAATCCTTTGATTTAGACATCTCTAGATATACACCATTATAGCTCTATAATCGCATTGGCTGTTCTAGTTGCGACTCAGATTCATCTTCTCTGATTGTTGTTGTTTCAGTCTTTGGAGAATATCCGTACAAGTGGTTTTATTCTCTTTAACTGATGGCAGTTCTCTTACCTTAATGTATTTAGGTACTTCCTTCTCTACAACAGAAGTTAGATAGATAATACTGTCTTTCTTTTTGATTTCAACATTGATATTTTGTTCTGGGTTGCTTTGTCCATTTAATTTTATAGCGTTATCGTTCAAATTAATATCAATATTAAAGTCTTTTGCCCGAGGTACATCTGTGAACTTCGGAATCACATACTCATGTGCGGTGGCAGTGTTTGTATAGTTAGTTACAAATCCTACATATCCACCGAAAGCTAGCATTGCTAGCGTAAATAAAACTGTTGGTTTTTTACTCATTTTGATAATGCGTTAATTGTTACTTTTTAGTAGCATACGCAGATTTCTCAATATAGAAAGTAAGAGGATTTAAAGAAGTTGATGTATACAAGCCAGATACTTTCTGCATTACTTGTTTCAACATCTTATCATTCATTTCTGCTCCATAAGCAATACGCATATTATTTACAGTCTTTATTGCTGAAATGTGTTTACCTTTAAGATTTAGACCCTTGATTTCTGGATATACAAGTTTGTCTTCATCTTTACCTTCGTTATTAGCAGAAGTAATAATACGATTGATCAGATCGTCATTAGTTCCACTAATTAATTGAGAATACCGTTTTGCTTCTTCTTCGTAGTTATTGTTTTTTGCAGTTTCATCAGCAATCTTCTTAGCTAAGAATACTTTTACAACATTAGCAACTTGCGCATCGTTGTATGTTGTTAATTGATTCTTAAGCCAAGCATGAGATGCTAAAACTGACAAATTACCTGTTAGGTTACCCCAAATAGCATTTGCACAACCTTCAAGCAATGTAGCATTCCGTCCTGCTTCTTTCATCTTAAGCAATACTGTTGCTAATACTTGTGCCGGTTCTGCATTTTTATCAAGCTTATAGGCTTCCCGTGCAAATTCAATCATATTTGCTACATTCTTACCTATACCTCCTGATTTCTGCTTGTGCCGCATGTTCATAATAGTACACATTGCTGCTACTTTCTGTTCATCGGTAACACATTCTTCGGGTTTTGGCATTTCCTGAGTTTGCAGAACTTTAGCATCTTGTTCTAAAGCTTTTTGCATTTCAGGATTTGTCTTTGCGACAGCATCTTTGAAGTTAATCTCGAGCTGTCCATCAGATGTTTTGCTAGGAAGCAAATTAACACCGAGGAACAAAGAAGCTGTTTCATTCAAATATGCAAACATTTCTTCGTTCACAGTAAACCCTTGTTCTTTTGCATCATTCTTAAATTGGTCATTCCATTTCTGAATTAATACAAACATCATAAGGTCTGCCTGTTTTCCTGTTGCTTGATACATTGCCCGATCATCTTTAATCTCTTCACGGCGTTTCAGAATTGCGTTCATCAAATCTACTGAGTGATTTGCATCAATTCTGTCACTGTTCTGAGTTACAATGTTGGGCGCAGGAGCTGCGGCTGTTTTAATAGTAGGAGTATTGTTGATGTCAATTTCTTCAGCTTCTACTTCTTCTATTTTTTCTTTCTTTGGCTTCTGCTGTTTAGGTTTCTTTTCAGTAGGTGTAGATTTAGGATCTTCCTTCTTTGGTTCTTCAACTGGTTTAGTTTCAGGAACTTCAGCAGGAATAGGATTCTTAATTCCTTCCTTAATCCGTTTGACGTCAATTCCGTCTCCCTCCTTTACATTAGATACTGGGAAGAGAACACTAGTAGTTTCACTGGTTTCATTGTTCTTCCACTCGGCTTTGATATTTTCAATGCCTTTACTGTCTTTCTCAATCTTAAGAGAAAGTAGACTCATATACGGTGATTTTGTGCACAACATATGAGTTTCATATGCTGATTTACCCATTGGAGTCTGATAAACGCCGCCTTTCTTTTGTTCAGCAGGTTTTTGTTCAGGTTTCTTCTCCTCTGGTTTAGGATCTTCCACTTTTGTTGCTTCTGCTTTAGCTGAAGCTTCTACTGCTTCTTTAGCTTTTTTCAACGCTTCTAAGTTTCTTGCTGCTTTTGCACTTGGAGTCTTTCCACCTTTATTTCTTTTTGCCATATTGATTATGATTTTAAATAAATTAATAACTTAACAATTAATACACTCAAATTATGAAATTAAGTGCAGTCAACTGTCATCTTCTATCTCTGCATTGTTAGGCATGGTAGGTATATCTTCTCTATCAGTTGTTACTAACGTCTCACCTCCATCTTCCTGACCCATTTCGTAAGATTGGTTATCTACTGTCCCTACAAAAGCAGTAGAACCTTGAGATGTGGGATTAGGAGCCATAGTAACAACTAACGCTTGAGAAGGAGTATCTGAGGTATTTGCAACTACCTTTTTTACTCCAGTACCTACAACAAAGCCTAGTAAAAGTACGCATACTAAGAATACGTACAAACTAGCACTTTTACACATTCTAGAAATGATAAAAGATGCTAATGCTCCTAAAAGGAGTAAACAAAAACTAGTCATATTGTTGAAAGTGTTTGTTAATAATCTGTTTTCTGTTTAAGTTTTTGTCTTGCTTTGTTTAAATCACCTTTTACAGCTAATTCATTCATTGCAAGCTTATTGGCTATCTCTTTATAAGATAAACCATCTATACGAGCATTAATTAAATCTCTATATTTTCTCTTAAGAGTAGGTATAGCTTGTAAGACTATATCTAACTTTTCCTTTAGAATCAAATCTTCTTCAGGACTTTTTTCTAAAGCAGATAGTTGAATTGGATTTTCATCTTCATCAACATAGTTATTTAATTGCTCTTTTTTGTTTCTACGTATATAATCTATTGATGCATTTACAGCAATAGTTTTTAACCACATATTAAATGAAATATGTTGAGTATACATAGATAATTTCTCATAAGCTTTAGTAAATACTACTGATGTTAAATCATCAGCAATATCTGTATTTTTGACTACACCCATAATAGTGTACCAAATATCAGTTTTATACTTATAGTATAATTTACTAAATGCTTTCTGAGAACCTTGTTTAGCTTGCTCTACTAGATCTATTATTTCTTGTGTCATATAGCTAAACTTTAGTGGATTGTAGTTAACCCAATAACTACAATCCTTAAATTCAGAAGGGAAGTTTTATGATTTCTTTGCAATAATAATTATTTACTGCTAGACATCTTTTATAGAATACATCTGAGATATGTTCTCTCCATTCTTCTTTCTCTTCTTCATTGAGAGGATATGCCATTTTCAATGACATATTAATAGCAATCCTTACTCTTACTAATCTTGTTTGAAGACTTAATATTTTATCTTCTAATAGATTATTAAGAATATCCATCCATAGTCTTCTATTTATCCACTTATTGATACTTAGACAAGTGTTACTAGTAACTATCTTAGATTTTAAATCAGGTGGTATATTTGCCCAATCATCTAATACACTATCTGCATATCCTAATACTTTAGTATCAAAATTAGCAGAAGATACAATCTTGTCTAAAGTAAACCTATAAGGCTCCTCTAATTCAGCATTGAGTGCTTCAATAAGTCTCTTAAAATCGCTCATTATGGTTCTCTGTTTAGTGCTTTACAAATTACAGTGAATACATAGTTAGCTTGAGACATTTTCAGGCTGTATTTCTTCTTTAAATGCAGTCTAGTTCTTACTTTGGCTTGTTCTATACCATATAATGGTAAAGTTGATTTATAGTAAGCAATACCTTCTTCGATGATTTTATCTTTTCTAGAATCTTCTCCTAAGCCTTCTAGAGTCTGTAAATCACCAATACCTACATTATCAACTACTTCAGTAATAGATGGTAATGCAAATGTATACTTTTCAGGATACATCATAATATCTACTACTTCAGGACTGTCTTTAGTAAGATCTTTAGCTTTACCATTCTGTTTAAAGTAATTAAGATCAATTGCACCTACTACTTCTAATAATGGTTCTACTCCGCTTAAAAGGAGTAATACATTAGTTTCTGGACCTTGTGCGATCCACATACCTGCTTTTAACATAATCCTTTTGTTTTAAGTATTTTGATAAATTCATTTTTGAATCTCTTTACTACAACTGCTGCATCCATTGGACTAATATTGAATTCAGAAGCTACTTTCTTTCTAAATTCCATTTCTCCACTGCATTGCTGCATTACTTCCTGTAGTCTTTCTCGCTCTCCTGGTTCAGTCCAGCGAACATATTGAACAATTTCCATGTTAATTCATTTGATGTTCAAGATCTTTAATTTTATTATAGATGCCTACCCAATATATCAAGCCTTCTTTACTTTTTTCAGCTTGAAACATTTCATAGATTTTGCATCTATTGAATCCGACTGAAATGTTATGTACACCACGTCGCCAACCTCTACCTCCCTTCATTACTGATGGAGTTGCTTCATATACATACTCAATGAACGCAGTAAGTTTACGTTCTCTTGTAAGAACAATTTCCCAAGTCTTAGGTAATCTATTCCTAATAAAACCTCTTAAGCCTTTTTTATTCATGTTTATATTTAAATATTTTTGTATTATGTCCAAATTCAAACTTAATTGTATAAATACTATTTTTAATAGTTGCTTCATCAAGTGCTACTTTAACTTTACATATAAAATCATCAAAATAATACGTACCGTTAATATACCATGCAACTACACTATGATAGTTTCTTCCATCATTACTACTAATCCACGCTTTTGCAAAATAATCTTTCATATTATATGATGATTGACTTTCATATATTGCTAACAATATACGAAGTTCTTTTCGTATAGTACCTAAGATTTCTGCTTGAGTATTGAATTCTTTTTCTTTACCCTTTTTATGCCGACCACGATTCATAAGTAGTTTCTTTAATTGAAGACTGAAGTCTTTCTATAGCTGTCAATAGAGTATCTATTCTTATTATTACTTCTGTATCCTTGACAAAGTATTTAATATGTTTTAGATTAGTAATCATACCTGCTAAAAGCATAAGAGATAAGTTCCTTCTACTTGCCTTTAATTGATTTAAAGTCTTTTTCATCTACAAAATGTTTTTAAGTATTGTTCATAATGTTTCTTTTCATTTATTGAAGCT